TGTTTAGCGTAAATCTACTTTTTGACTTCTACCGATTGTCATCATTGCCCAATATCGCATGGCATCTATTAAATGGTCATTGGCTTGTATGGGCTTGTTTAATTGAGCCCCGTTTTTATCCGTATCCCAAACATAGCTACGAAGCTCTTTGATTAAATTAAGGCTTCGATTTGTGATTAGTAAGTGTCTGCTTTGTAACAGGCTTAACCCAAATTTAATTGAATCCGCCCCTTTATCCGCTCCGATCATTGCAATGCCGAAGTTGTTTATTTCTCGTATGCTTTTCGGCTCTGCACTATCTGCATAAATAAACCGCTTTACTTTGTATTCTTTTCCGTTATCGAACCTGATTAAGTCTTTGCATCGGTCGGCAATGTCTTTATTCAGTAGTTGTGTTTCGTATATTATTTCATCAAAGATATAAAGGCCGTTATATTGGTAAACATCGACTAAGGTAGTCGGGTCGGTTGTATATCCAAAGTCTAAACCAGAACCAACATATTTAGCCTCGTTTGGTACGTTGTCAATCTGTTCCCAATCTGAAATAATAACACCCTGTAAGCTACCTATCAAACCTAAACACCGAGCAACCAATATTTAAAGGAATAGATTTGAATGTTAGAGAAAACAACAGCTCAACTTAAAATTGCAGCCTTAAACAAAAGAATAAGGATAGTACAGGGCGGAACAAGTTCTTCCAAGACATTCACTATAATACCCTTACTAATTCATTACGCAATTGAAACACCACAAGCGGAAATATCAATAGTAGCGGAATCAATTCCACATTTAAAGCGGGGTGCAATACGTGACTTTATAAAGATAATGCACTGGACTAACAACTTCAGGGATTCCCAATTCAATAAAACAGATTTAAAATATACCTTTTCAAATGGTTCTTATATCGAGTTCTTTTCAGCAGACCAACCCGACCGATTAAGAGGTGCAAGACGTGATGTTTTATTTATTAATGAGTGTAACAACATAGCATTTGAAGCCTACCAACAATTAGCCATAAGAACAAAGAACTTCATTTATCTGGATTATAACCCGACATCAGAATTTTGGGTACATACCGAATTAAAGAATGATCCGGATGCTGAAATGATAATCTTAACCTACAAAGACAATGAAGCGTTAAGCCCTTCGATAGTTACCGAAATAGAGAAAGCCAGAGAGAAAGCCAAAACATCAAAGTATTGGGAGAATTGGTGGAATGTTTATGGGCTTGGGTTGGTCGGCAGTATGGATGGCGTAATATTCAGTAATTGGCAGCAAATTGATTCTATTCCAAAAGAAGCCAAATTATTTAGTTATGGCATGGACTTTGGATTTACAAATGATCCGACAACATTAGTAGCAGTTTACCGGTACGACAATAAATTAATCATAGATGAATTAATATATCAAACAGGTTTACTTAATTCTGATATAATAAGGCATTGCAAAGGTTTGGAAGATAAAACCGTTTACATTACGGCGGATAGTGCAGAGCCGAAAAGTATTGAGGAAATAAAGCGAGCAGGCATTTATATTAAGGCGGCAAACAAGGGCAAGGATTCGATTAATCATGGAATTGATATATTACAACAGCATGATATTTTAATAACGTCTAAGAGCGTTAATTTAATAAAGGAGTTTAGGAATTACACATGGGATGCTGATAAAGCAGGCAATAAATTAAATAAACCGATTGATGCGTACAATCATGGGATTGATGCATTGAGGTATGCCTGTGAAGGTTTAAGCGTTCCAAAATTCAACCTTTGGGATATTTCGTAAATAAATTATACATTTGCATTTAAAACATTAATTATGGGGGCTTTAAAGTGGTTAGGGTTAAATAGAATAAAGGCTATTGAGGTGCAAGACCCGCAAGTGGTCAAAATTGTTTATAACGGAGATTTTGGCGGGTATAGACCTTTGGTTTATTTCGGAGACGAAACGCAAATATACATAGACCAAGGATTCTTAGGCAATCATGTCATATTTACCATTACAGACTGGGTTGCTCGTAAAATGGCATCAGTCAGCCCGATAGTTTACAGGGTAAAGAACAAGACTGCATTAAAGCAATACAAAGCCTATCAATCTAATTTTAATGTTAAGAATATTGCCAAGATTAATGAGTTAAAGAAAAAAGCATTTGAAAAATTAGAGCTGGAGGATCACCCACTGGTTGAATTGCTTAATAAGCCAAACCCGACACAGAACTGGGATGAGTTTGTTTACGGCTATTTAGTTTACAAAAAGTTTGTAGGTAGATGTTTTATCAAAGGTTCAAGGGTAGAGAATAGCGTCAGAACAAAAGGATTTCAGCAGATATACTTACTACCTGCCCAGCACATAATTTCTGAATCAGGAGAAGGAGCAACAGTAATAGCCAACTATGCAGACAAAAGACAACCGCTTAATAAGATAGCGACAGAAGAAGTTTGTGTAATTAAAACCTTTTCACCAGTTGCTGGCGGTTTTGATGGCACTTCGATATTTAAGTCAGCCCGAAAGTTATTGCAAAAATCTTCGGATGCATTGGACGCAGAAACTGAAACCATGCAGAACAGAGGTGCAAAGAAAATAGTATTTCCAAATCTTACACCAGACCAGCTTAGTTCCATAAGTATGCCGAGCGATAGCCAAGAGAGCAACGCAAACGAGAAGCTAAGGAAAACTATTAAGGAAGCAGGAAATGGAGGCATAGCGTTAAATTCTATTCCTTTGGGTTCACTTGACCTTGGTTTAAGTCCAATCGATTTAAATATACTTGCATCAAAGAGCGTGGATGATAAAGCTTGGTGCAGTTTGTTTCACGTCAACTCAATGGTGGTTCTTAATGACCACGAATCGGCAAGTTACGACACAATGCAACAAGGCAAAGTTTCAAGCGTAACAGATGGCGTAATACCAGAACTTGAAGCATTGAAGAACGGATTAAATTCGTGGTTGTGTCCAAGTTATGGCGAAGACCTTTACATTGATTTTGATTACACAGAGTTTCCCGAGATGTACGAGGAACTGTTTAAGGTTGCTGAAAGATTGATGAAAACAGAATCGGTAACTATTAATGAAATCAGAGATGTAATCAAGTACGATGCCTATACAGGTGAAAATGCGGACAAGATTTTAGTTTCCGGTAGCAAAAAGATTCTTGATGATATTATGTTTGATTTGCCACAGGTACAAGGTTCTAACTTAAATCTATGACCAAGCAAGAGAAAGTATTATTATCAAAGGCAATTCAAAGGGAACTTATTAAGGTAGAAAAAAAAGGTTATAAAATCTTTTACAATGCTTTAAAAGAATCAGCCGAAAGAGTAATGCCATATTACGAACAGAGGGGCGTAATGGACACATTATTTTCTTTGAATGTGCTTTTAGATACAGAGCCAATCGCAAAGGCGTATGAAGAGTTTTATTTACAGGCAATGACCAGCTTATTAGTTTCTAACCTTAAAATAATGATTAAACAGGTTGGGGGCAAATTAAACAAAGATGCAATCCAAGATATTAATATTGGTTTCAGAAGTGAAGAGATAATTGCACAGACAGCAGACGAAGCTAAAAAGATGGGGCTTGGTGCAAACATTGTAAAAATCAATGATTACACCCGAGCGTTAATTAAAAAAGAAATTGAAGATGGTTTGGCGTTAAACCTAACCAAAGACCAGATAGCCCGAAACATCAAAAAAGTTACAGAAGGCACTATTTCAAAAATGCGAGCGTTACGAATAGCACGAACAGAAACAACGCACGCCAATAGCAAGTCAACAAAGGTATTATCAAACGGAATCCCTTTTAAGCAAAATAAAATTTGGATCCCACGACTTGACGGAAGGGAAAGACCAGAGCATGGAGCAATGATGGGTAAGCCTGCAATTCCCAAGAATGAATTGTTTTTAGTTGGTGGTGAATACATGGAATACCCAGCAGATCCAAAGCATGGTGCTGGGGCTTCAAATATTGTGAATTGCAGGTGCAGCGTTCATTACATACCAATAGCACCAACGGAGGAGGAACAGGCAATAACTGAAAGACCAAGTGTTTTGAATTACCTTAGAAATCTACTGAAAGGACTTCTGTTAAAAATAATTTTAAATTAATCGTTTTTTTATGCACAAAAAAAAACTACCGACAAAGTCAGTAGTTATTAAATTTACCTTAACAATTAAAACTATTTTTCCAACCTATTACTTCTTTTTACTTGCCCAAGAGTTACCATTTCCTTTGGGTTCTTTCCATAGTGCAACCTTGCATTCTTACAGTAACGTTTTGCCGTATTAATGGCAATGTCAAAGTAATCAGCAACCTGCTGGGATGTCACAGTTTTATCTTCTCTTTCTTCTTGGGTCATACTTTTAAGAAAACTTAAAGTACAAAAATAGCTATTTAGGAATCGCTACACAAATTAAACTATTCCTTTTGTCGTTTTTTGTGTAAATATTTTTTTTTGCACAAATGAAAAGTAAAGGTATAAATGGTGATATTCTTGATTTATCAGGGCGGACAGTAGTAGCCTATGTGTCTAAGTTTGGTAATATAGACTTGGATGGTGATATGATAATGAAAGGAGCCTACACCAGATCCATTAATGCCAGAGGCAAAAGCGGAACAGATGAACTTTTCCATTTAAGCAATCATAGACCTTCACCCGAATTTGTTTTATCCAAGCCAGAGTTTGAAGAAGATTCATTTGGCTTAAAAATGACTTCTAAAATAGTAGATACAACGCATGGCAATGATATTTTAAAATTATATCAAGCAGGTTTAGTTTCCCAACATTCAGTAATGTTTTCAGTGCCAAAAGACAAATGGGAAACCAAGAAGTCCGGAGATGGCACAGAATATACTTCAATAACAGAAGCTAAATTGTACGAAGGTTCTACAGTGGTTTGGGGTGCAAATCCAGAAACACCAACAGTAGAATTAAAATCTTTGTACAAAAGCCATTTTGATAATAATATTATTACAGCATTTGAAAGAATGCAAAAGCTAACTAAGGCACTAAAAAAGGGAACGTTTACAGATGAGATGTTTCCTCTTTTGGAGTTACAGTTAGAGTTTACCAAAAATTTTATACTTGAAGAAATTGAAGCAATTAAAAGCACTCAGACCGTAAAAGCACCTGAATCGCTTAAAACAGCGGAGGTTTCTAAAGATGAATCAATAGTTAAATTTTTAAAAGAATTAAATAAAGAATTATAATGAGCGAAGAATTAAATTCAGCAAAAACAGAATTGCTTGAAAAGGTAAAAGGTTTGGTAGAGAAAGCTAAAGGAGATGCCACAAACGATGCCAGTGCAAAAATTGAAGCTAAGGCGGTGGAATTGGCTGCAAAGATTGAGAAGTCGGCTGACAAGGCAGAATTTGACAGTTTTAAGGATGCCATTGCAAAACAAGTAGATGCTTTGGAATTGAAATTGAAGAACAATGCAGAAAGCAAGACAAAAGAGGTTGTTTCTATTAAGCAAGCAATTTTAAACTCTATTGAAGAGCAAAGAGAATCAATAGACAGAATCGTTAAATCTGATGGCAAGCAAACAGAGCCTTTGTATTTGAAAGCTGCAGTGACAATGGGTCTTGATAACACCATTGAAGCAGGTTCAACTTTCCAAACAATTACGCAAAACACAGGTATCGTTTCTGTAATCAGACAGAGACAAGAAAGATATTTGGCGAACGTTTCGGTGGGTTCAACAACAGCAAAGCACGCTCTTTGGGTTGAAGAAGAAGATGCACAAGGTAATCCAATCTTTATCGGTGAAGGAGATACCAAAACGCAATTATCGGTTCTTTACAAAGAGAAAACAATGCCAGTGGGTAAAATTGCCGTTTACGGTAAAGTTACAACAGAGATGTTGGCAGATGCTGGGCAGTTGGCTTCATACGTTCAAAACAACTTGTTAAAGAGAGTTTCAGTAGTAACTGAAAACCAACTATTGACTGGTGATGGTACAGGTGATAATTTGAAAGGTTTGAAGACTTATGCAACTACATTCAGTGCAGGTGCTTTGGCTTTGGCGGTTGATAATGCCAACGAGTTTGACGTATTAAACGCAATGGCTTTACAGGTTGAGATTGCTAACGGTATTCCAACAGCGGTGTTTGTACACCCGAGCACGATAGCGAAAATGAAAACTTTGAAGTCAAGCTCAAACGAGCCGCTTTACAAGCAGTACACAGATTTCGCTGGTGACATGGTTATCTATGGCATGAGAGTAATAGCAACAACAGCGGTAACTGCTGGAGAGTTTATCGGTGGTGACACTTCAGTGGCAAACGTATTGTTCAGAGAAGGTCTTTCAATTCAGATAGGCATGGATGGCAACGACTTTACGCAAAACAAGAAAACTATTCTTGTAGAGCAAAGATTGGTACAATTTGTATCTGCAAACGATACGCCAGTAATTGTAAAAGGTGTATTTAGCACCGCAAAAGCTGCACTCGAAACTGCTTAATCATAACACAAGGGGAGGATTAATTTCCTCCCTTTTTTAAAATTTAAAATATGTTTGAAGTAAAAAAAGAATTTAACGGTTACAAGGTAGGAGACAAAGTAAATTTAAAGTCTTACACTGCACATGACCTAATTAAAGAAGGGTATATTATCCAAGCAGAAAAAGTAGTCACAAAAGAAAGAAAGCTAACGAAATGACAAGGACAATATTAAATAGTTGTACACAAACCGAAACAGGCAACGAACTTATTACTTTAAGTGAGGTTAAATCTTACTTAGGCATAAGTACTTCGGTTCATGATACACTGTTAGCAATATTGTTGGAATCAGCAAGGCAAGAAGTTGGTTTATACATTAAGCAGGCATTAGTAACCACGAGCGTAGAGGCTCAATTCGAAAGCGTAAATGAATATTTTAACTTACCAGTTATACCGTTACAAGGAAGTATTACAGTCGTTGATATGGACAATGCATCGGTTTCTTTTACTGTAGGAGGTGGAAATAATCCAAAGGTTAAGTTAACATCAAAGGATCCAATCAAAGTGACATACACAGCAGGTTATGGCAGTTTAAGCGATAACCTTAAAATGATAGTCATAAAGAAGGTAGGAGAGGATTTCGAGTTTAGAACAGGCATAACATTAACGACAAGCAATTTACTCCCAAACAACTGGAGAGAATCGGCTTTAAAATATAGAAATTCATGGCTGATGTAGTTTTAAACTTTGGAGACCTTAGAGACCAAATCGGCTTTTATACTGTAACACCCACGGCAGACGGTGGCGGAGGTTATACCAGCACAAAAACTTTGTCTTTTGAAATATTGGCTAAGATAGTACCTAATGGCAGGGCTAAGATTGATGGTCAAGGAATACAGATATTTCAGGAAGTGTTTGATGTTTGGATTAGGAACGAAGTAACGATTAACGATACTATGCTGGTTAGATACAATTCTAAGGATTACAGAATATTATTCGTTGAAAACGTTGAAAATAGAAATAAGATTTTAAAACTTAGAATTGCAACAAAATGAAAGTAACAGCACTGAAAAATATTGATTCATTGAAATATGGTCTTGTGGGTCAGGGAGAAGAAAAAGAAGTGGATGAGGAAATAGCATTAATTTGGATAAAACAAGGTTTAGCACATGGCAGAGATAACAGTGAAGGGGATGCAGGCACTAAAGGCAAAACTAAGAAACCTTGACGCTCAAGTAACCACAAGAACAAAGTTTGCAGTTGCGAAAGCTACTCAAAACATACAACTAAAAGCTGTTTTAATCGTTCCGGTAGATAAAGGAAAACTAAAACAAAGCATTAAGGCAAAAATTGATACAAACGGATTGATAGGCAGAATTTCAGCGACAGAAGATTATGCACCTTATGTAGAGTTTGGAACAGGACAGTTTGTAAAAGTTCCGGAAGGATTTGATAAAATGGCGATGAGTTTCTTTGTTAACGGCAAAGGGAAAATGAAACCAAGACCATTTTTGATTCCAAGCTGGGCAAGTGAAGTGCCAATTTTTAAAGCAGATTTAAAAAAGATAATTAAAGATTTGAGGTTATGAAATGGGCAGGATATGAATTACGGAAAGCTTACGTTACAGCGATAGGGAACTCCATAACAAGTTCGGGAAACGTTGTAAAAGTTTACGACATGGAAGCACCGATTAATTCACCAAGACCATTTATAATTTTAGGTTCATACGTTCAGACCGAAGACCAAAATACAAAGGACAATTTCGGAGGAACTGCAACGTTAAATATTGAAGTTAACACAGAGGTTATACCAACGTACGGAGGCAGGAAACAAGCGGACGATATATTAAACGCAGTTTTAACAATCGTTAATCCAAGCAGAGACACAATTAATTTAACAAGTACAATATTTAATTTTGTCAGTTTAGAATTAAGTGGTAGTTTTGATGGGTTCAATGATGGTAATAGTGAAACGAATTACAGGACAGTAGCAATTTTGCAACATAAATTTTTTGAAAAATAATATAATACAATGCCAAGCGGAAAATTTAACGGAAAAGACATGAAGGTTTACACCGTTTCAGGTGGAACAGAAACCTTAATAACGGATACAGATTCGAGTGAAATTAGTTTCACGATGTCTCCGATAGACACTACAACCAAAGATTCAAACGGTTGGAGAGAAGTAATAGCAGGATTAAAAGAAGGTTCAATTTCTATTAGTGGAATGGTCAACTTTTCAGGCACAAACCAAGTGGATCAACTGGTTGATGCTTTGGTTAATGGTACACAGTTAACTGTTAAGTTTAAGACCACAACAACAGGAGACACAACTTATCAATGGGCATGCTTTGTTACAAGTGTACCTTTGACGTTTGGACAGGACGAAGCAGCGACATTTACTTGTGATTTAACACCAACAGGAAGTCCGACTATTTCAACAGTAGCACCATAATATGAAGGGATTAGTAGAGTTCAAAAATAGCGAGGGAGAAGTAAAATTGACGTGCCTATTTGGTATGATGGCAATTATGGATTTTTGCGAAGACAGAAAATTATCATTTAATCAGTTTGAGGAATCTTTGCGAGACAATACGGACACGATTCAATTAATGAAAAATTTTATGTCATTAATTTATTTTGCTGCAATTAATTATTCTGTTTACAAAAAGGAAGAATATACTTTGTCGCAAAAGGAAACGTTCTTGTTAATTGACGTAGAAGGGCTTTTAAACGAAAGTAATATTGCTATTATGACAACGGCTTTATTTTCAGGTTTCGCAAAAGTTGAACAAAAAAAAACAAAGGTGAAAGCATAAGAGAAAGTCACTTTGACATTTTATTATTTTGTTACGGGGAACTCGGACTAAAAGGAAGTGAAATAATTGAGCTTACTTTGTTCGAGTTCTTTATGCTTAGAGAGGGTTATAACAGAAGAGAGGAATTAAAATGGGTGCATACAAGGGAATTAATGACGATGATTAATAATACAAGCATGGGATGTAAACCAATAACACCTGAAAAGATTAAACCTTTAAATTTAGATAGCAGAATCCAACATAATGAAAGTGCAAGTATTGATTTATTTAAAAACATGGTAAAATAATGGCGGCAGATTTAGAAGTTAGTATCGGCGTAGATGTTGATGAGTTAAATAATGGCTTAAATTCAGCAAGCAAAAAATTTGAAGAGTTAGG